TGACTGCGCCCAACACCAATAACGGCCCCCTTGATTTATCAACCCGCACTGTCTTTACCATTGAGTGCTGGGTCTATCCTACTGCGTACAATTCAATTCAAAACGTCATTGCCGGGACTAGAAATAATGCAGCAGGAGGTTGGGAATTAAGAATTAACACGAATGGAACTGTACAGTTCTACAAAACTGGGGCGGCCACTTCTATAATAAGCTCCGCAACTGCTCCATTAAATCAGTGGACTTTTATTGCCGTAACTCAAAACGGCAGCGCGATGACTTTATATGTCAACTCTGTCAGCGTCTCCAACTCTACTGGAACAACTGGGTCTTACGTTTCATCCACTTGTGGTTTTGGCGGAGATACCGCTTCAGCAGACGCTCTCCCCGGATATATCTCTAATCTAAGAATTTCGACAGTAGTTAGAACCATTGCCATACCAACATCACCATTGGCTTCTGACGCAAACACATCCATCCTGCTCAACTTTGCCAACGCAGGAATCTATGACGCCGCCGCGCAGAACGATATTACGACGGTTGGAGATGCACAGGCTAGTATCACGCAATACAGGTGGTCGCCTACAAGCATGAAGTTTGATGCTACAGCACCAGTAGATTATTTAAGGCTGGTGGATTCCCCCGTTTTTGATTTTGGTAGTAGCGACTTTACTATTGAGGCGTGGGTCTATACAGCATCTGCTAGTGGGCAAATAATTTATGGAAGAGAGACCCCCACGGGAGACGGTATTTTGTTTCAAGTGGCTGCGGGATTAACCTTGGGAACAAATCTATCTTCAAACGGAACTACATACTCGTTAATCTTGACTGGCGGTTCAATATCTGCAAGTACATGGACTTACGTTGCAGTGACTAGAGTTGGAAGCGGAACTAATAACATTAAACTTTTTTTAGGCGTGACTCCGGGCGGCGCAACAACACAAGTTGCTCAAGGTACTTTTTCCGGGGCAATTGCCACTCCAAGCGGTTCCGTTCCTGTTGTCGGCGCTAGAAACACAAACGGTGACCTTCCGTTCAACGGCTACATCCAAGACTTCCGAATTACCCGAGGCGTGGGCCGTACAATCACGACCGTGCCTTCCGCAGCATTCCCGACGAGGTAACCATGCAAATAGCTAACCAAGACCTCATCATCAAGGACCACACCGAGTGGTTCCCCAACACCTCCTTCGGTGAGCGCGGCCCGTCATTGGATTGGATCAAGTCCGAGGGCTATTATGTCATCTCGGTATGGAAAGACTACAACCACGCAACAGAGAAGCTAGTACCAGCCGCGCCGCATTTGCATGACGGTATGTGCTGCATAGTTGACGTAGAGCCGCTGACCGCTGAAGAACTCCAAGCGCGTGTTGATACTCAGTGGCAGGTGATCCGTACCCAGCGCAACCAGATGCTCAAAGACACCGACTGGACTCAGGTAGCAGACGCTCCGGTTGACAAAACAAAGTGGGCGTTGTATCGTCAGGCATTGCGCGATATCACCACTCAGCCAGACCCATTTAATATTACATGGCCGCAGCAAAATGGCTAAGTCACCTGCATGGCAAAGAGCGGAAGGAAAGGACCCCAAGGGGGGTCTGAATGCGAAGGGGCGCGCGTCAGCAAAAGCTCAAGGGATGAACCTAAAGCCCCCCGCCCCGAGTCCAAAAACGAAAGAAGACGCCGGGAGAAGGAAGAGCTTCTGTGCCAGATCGGCTGGGCAAGCGAAGATGTTTCCTTCTGCCGCGAAGGACCCCGAAAGCCGTTTGAATAAAGCGAGACGCAAGTGGAACTGCTGACCTGTACTCGGTGCAAAGTTGCAAAACCCGCAACCCCGGAAGCGTTTCCGCTGCATAATGGGAAGAATACTTAGCGGTTAACGGGTAAGAAAGATGGAACATACTATTTGGAACGCGGTTCTTTCGGTTGGTGTTAGCGTGATTGGGTTTTTTCTCAAGAGCGTTTACGACGAGATACAACGCCTTCAAGTGTTGGTTAACAAAACCCGCGAAGAAGTCGCCCGAGAGTACGTTACCAAAGCCGAAGTCCACGCCGACATCAACCGGGTAATGGATAGGTTAGATAGACTTGAAGGCAAAATTGACAGACTGGTAGAAAAACATGCCTAGCACTTCAAAGAAGCAGCACAATTTCATGGAGGCTGTAGCCCACAGTCCCGCCTTTGCCAAAAAAGCTGGCGTCCCTCAGTCCGTGGGCAAGGACTTCTCAGCGGCTGATAAAGGCCGTAAATTTGGTAAAGGTGGTGAAATGAAAGAGTCAAAGTCAATGATGCTTAAGGAAGTGGCTTTCTTTAAAAAGAAAGGCGCTCCTAAAGCTATGGTCAAACACGAAGAAGCCGAAATGAAGGGCATGAAACGCGGCGGCAAAGTTCGCCGTATGGACAGCGGCGGCCTTACTGACTCTTCCGGCAACCCCGTGCTAAGCGGGAGCGGTGAGCAAATTAGAACCGGCTTCTCTGACGATGAAAGAAAACCCGCACCAATTGAAAACCGTTCACGCGAATCTGCGGCATTTGATCGCGAAAGAGATTCCTTTAGTGGCGGTCGCCGTCCTATTCCAACCGTCTCTAATCGGTCCCCTCGAACTCGCTCTGGAGACACAGAAGACAGCGACGCTGTAGAGCGTGAAGATGCCCTATCGCTTGCCTCTTTAAAGGCAATGAAAGACGCCAATTCGCAAAAAGCCAATGCAATGGCAGCGTTTAACCCTGCTTTGGCAGACGCTCAAAGTCAGGCGGAGCGAGCAAAAGCCGCGTTTAAACCTATCAAGTACGCCGAAACAAAGCCTGCAAAACCAGTTGAAACATTTAAATCAACTCGGGATATGGAAAAAGGCATTTCGCGTGGCAGCAGATCAGAAAGTGCCTTTCCTGCGACAAGAAAGCCTAGCATGGAAGACATTCCTAAAGATGATTCGCGTGTACAGGGTCCGTACAAAGGCGAAACAGTCGACAACTCTAAGTTGAAACAGTTTAGTCAATCTATGCTTGCGGCTTTCCCCGCTTTGAGTGGTGCTGGCGCTTTGGTTCGTGGCGCCGCCCGAGGCGCTTCTGCTTTGGGCAAAATGCTTGAATCTGAGCCAAAGACTGGATCTTTAAAAGACAAAACGATTGGTGAAATCAATAAACAACGAGCCGCAGATCAAGACGTTAGGGGGCCAATCTCTACAACGCCCAAATCTGCTGCTATCCAACCAACCGGCAAAGGCCCCTCTGAAGCCGGTAGGGAGTTAATGCAAGGTCGCCGCACTCAGTCACTAAAAGACAAAGCGATTGAAGAAATCAACGCCCAACGCGCGGCAACTAAAGACATCCGTGGCGATGTTGGTAGCAAGCCCTCCGGTAGGATGGGTCCTAAACAGGCAACCGGCAAGGGAGTGTCTGAAGCTGGTAAAAAGCTGATGGAGCGAAGCAGCAAACGCAGCTCCACCATTTTAGACAAAGAGCGCGAACCGGGATTTATGCAAGGCGAAAAATCTAGCCGTGCTCGTAACAAAGAGATGTTTGATGATGGGCTTTCCACTCCCCGTTATGAAAACAAAAAGGGCGGTCAAATCAAGGCTTATGCACAAGGCGGGAAGGTGAAGACAGTGCGTATGACTGATGAAACAATGGGGCCCCGTAGCATGTCTATGGATGTTGAAAAAAGCTCTAACAAAAATCGCGCATTTGGAGAACACATCATTCAAAAGCGCGGTAAAACCCGCGATCTAGAAGAAAAAATGCCTAAGTTTGCTAAGGGCGGCATGGTTGGGCATTCAAATCGCGGTGATGGGATTGCTTCCCGTGGCCACACCCGCTGTAAAATGTGTTAAGGAGTTGTTATGAAAGAACCTAACTTCCAAAAAGAACCGGCATCCCCTAAGTTTCTTCATGTTGTTGACCTTGCCGGTCAGCATGAAGAGGGAAGCCACAAGCATCACTCCAAGATTTGCAAAGACCACGCAGCAGGCCACAAGGCTCATCATGAGCATGTAAAAGCTATGTGTGGTGGTGGAATGACTGGCAAGCGATGAGAGAAAGCCGCGGGATGGGCGATATAAACCCATCCAAGATGCCAAGGGTTGTTAAAAGAACTGACAACCCGGTTGATGTGTACAAAGCCGGCGGTCATGTAAATGCTGCTGGCAATTACACAAAGCCAAGCTTGCGTAAACGGATTGTGGCGCAAGTGAAAGCAGCGGCAACTCAAGGCACCGGCGCAGGCCAGTGGTCAGCCCGTAAGGCACAACTTGTAGCTAAGAAATATAAAGCCGCAGGCGGGAGTTACCGAGATTGAGACCTCCGCAGCAATCTCTCAAAGACTGGGGCGACCAGAAATGGCGCACCAAAAGCGGTAAGCCCTCGAGCAAAACTGGTGAACGGTATCTGCCTGAGAAAGCAATTGAGAGTCTTAGCTCTGCTGAATACGCCGCAACGACCAAAGCAAAACGAGAAGGTAAGAAAGCCGGCAAACAATTTGTAGCGCAACCAAAAACAATTGCTAAAAAAACGGCAAAGTTTAGATGACTACCTCCGGCACCTCAACGTTTAACCTGCAATTCAATGAACTTGCAGAGGAAGCCTATGAACGCTGCGGCATCGAGGTTCGTACCGGCTATCAGCTTCGCACAGCACGACGTAGTTTAAACATTATGACCATCGAGTGGGCCAACAGGGGTATCAACCTGTGGACCATCGAACAAGGAGAGATTCCGTTGGTGCAGGGTCAGGTTGCTTACCCGCTGCCAGCAGACACTATCGACCTGCTTGATCACGTTATCAGGCAAAACCAAACAACCTTAAACCAGACCGACATCAACATCACAAGAATCTCAGAGTCAACCTACGCATCGATTCCAAACAAACTTGCACAGGGCAGACCTATTCAAGTTTGGATTAACAGGCAAACAAACGCCACCTATGATGCAGGAATCACTCTTTCTTCTACAATTGGCGCAACTGATACATCCATTACTGTCAGTGATGGTTCCGTTCTTGGAGCCGCAGGATACATTCAGATTGGCAGCGAACAGATTTATTACACCAGCATTCTGGGGAATACGCTCCAGCTTTGCAATCGTGGTCAGAACGGCACAACGGCTGTTGGACATACTGCTGGCGCGGCAATCTCGGTAGTTAACAACACTACTATTAACGTCTGGCCCACGGCGAACGCAGGCGGCTCCTATACGTTCGTATACTGGCGTATGAGAAGGATTCAAGATGCCGGCACCGGAACCAAAACAGCAGACATTCCTTTCCGGTTCATTCCTGCCATTGTTGCGGGATTGGCTTACCACATTTGCGTTAAGCAGCCAGAGGCAGCAGACAGAATCGCAATGCTCAAAGAGCAGTATGAAGAGCAGTTTAGATTTGCAGCAGATGAAGACCGTGAGAAGGCTTCCCTGCGCTTGGCTCCCCGACAGATGTTCTGGTAATGGCAAATAGATATGCTTCTGGAAAGTTTGCTATCGCTGAGTGTGACCGATGTGGTCAGCGATACATGCTCAAGGAACTTAAGAAAGAGATTATTAAAACCAAGCTCTTTCAAATTAAAGTTTGCCCAGAATGTTGGGACCCGGACCAGCCTCAGTTATCATTAGGTCTTTACCCGGTTTACGATCCGCAAGCGGTTAGAGAACCTCGACCAGACGTTAGTTACTATCAATCAGGAACTAACAGCGTAATCATTGGGCAAGGATACCCAGACGAAGGCAGCAGGGTTTTTCAATGGGGGTGGAATCCAGTTGGGGGATCTGAAGCATTTGATAGTGGTTTGACTCCCAACGATTTAACGTTAAACTTTCAATTAAGTTCAGTTACCACAACTTAGGAATAAGCATGGACCGCTCAGAAGTTAAACAGATTGCCGACAAAGAGGCACGGAAAGAAGTCAAAGGCCATGAGAAGCGTATGCACAAAATGGCTAAAGGCGGAGTTACCAGCAAGGCCATGAAGGCGGTAGGCCGCAATATGGCTCGCGCTATGAACCAGCGAGGTCGATAATGGCTACCTTCAGCATGAAGCGCGGCGGTAAGGAGGTTGGCCCCGCAACCACCTATGCACAGCCCCACACGGGGTCTAGCGCTAAGGTTGATCTTGGCAATGGGTACGGCACAACCAAAGGCGGAGACCCCCTTAACGAGCTTAAGATTAGTGTAAGCGGGATTAGCGGCAAGCCATACGCAGAGCCTAAAATTTCAGGGATTAAGATGCGCGGAGCTGGCGCTGCAACCAAAGGCGTTATGTCTAGGGGCCCAATGGCATGACCTACGCGGAGCTGGTAGCGGCGATTCAAAACTATGCTGAGAATAGTTTTGATTACTCAACAACGCCCAGCATTATCAATCGGTTTATCGAGCAATCTGAACAGTTAATCTATAACGCTGTTCAGCTTCCTTCGCTTCGTAAAAACGTAAACGGAGTAACAAGCTCCGGCAATAGGTTTCTTGCTTGTCCAGCAGACTGGCTTGCAACTTACTCAATGGCGGTTGTTGATGGCACTGGGGCATATACATATCTTTTAAACAAAGATGTGAGCTATATGCAAGAAGCATATCCAAATCCAAACGAAACTGGATTGCCTTTGTATTATGCTTTGTTTGGACCTCAAACGTCATCTCCTGCTGAGTTAACATTTTTGCTGGCTCCAACCCCAGACACCGTTTATACAATGGTGTTAAATTATTTCTTTTACCCCGAGTCAATTGTTACCGCAGGCACAACATGGCTTGGCGATAACTTTGACACGGCACTATTGAACTACTGCCTTATGGAAGCAATCACCTACATGAAGGGTGAGCAAGACTTGGTTGCCTTGTATAAGTCTCGAGCTGACGGCGCTATGGTCCTGCTCAAACAACTGGGTGATGCTAAAGAGAAGGGCGATTCGTTCCGCGATACACCGCCTAAGTATAAAGTTATATGATTACTCAGACGGTCACCACATCGTTTAAATCAGACATTCTTCAAGGTGTTCAGGCTCTTACAACTGACACTTTGAAGATGGCGCTTTATACGGCGACTGCAACCTTAAACGCAGACACAACCGCGTATAGCAGCACCGACGAGGTTGTTGGGACCGGCTACGCTGCTGGCGGCAACACATGTACAAATGTGACCGTAAATTCACTCAATGGGGTTGCATACGTTAGTTTTGATAACGTTGTTTGGTCGGGCGCTTCTTTTACATGCAGGGGCGCTTTGATTTACAACGCAAGCAAAAGCAACAAGTCTATTGCTGTTTTAAACTTTGGGTCTGACAAAACTCCAACCGGAACGTTTACGGTTGTTTTGCCTCCAAACACTTATAATTCAGCGCTTATAAGAGTTTAAAAATCTTAAATAGGGCTTGTGATTGTGGAAAATTTAGCAACCGCCAAAGGCGTATTTCGTTTTGAGTGCTTCGGCCCAGACGGCAAATTAAAGTGGGCTGATGAAACGGACAACCTAGTTGTTAATGCGGGGCTTGCGTATATGGCGGGGTCAGCGCTGACTAGCGTAACCCAGATTACCACTTGGTATATTGGACTATATGGCGCGGCAGCATCAAACACCCCAGCAGCGGGCGACACTATGGCTAGTCACGCTGGCTGGACCGAAGCTGTTCCATATGGCAACGCTACCCGTGTACCTTGTACTTTTGCTACGGCAACAACAGCCAACCCTTCGGTTGCAACCAACTCGGCGTCTCCAGCGCAGTTTAGTATTAACGCCACCGCTACGATAGGCGGAGCTTTTTTGACCAGCAATAACACAAAGTCTGGAACGACGGGAACTTTGTTTTCGGCTGCTGACTTTTCCGCTCCGGGCGACCGTACGGTCGCTTCTGGTGATACGCTTAATGTGACTTACACGTTTAGCTTGACTGCTACCTAAAGGATGGAAGCGTGG